AAGGTTTGGCAATCTGCATTCGCCCGCTCGCTCGCGCCAGACGTAGCACTTCCGATCGTCCGCCCGTTGGCGCGAACGAAGCCCGACAGAACGCCTGTCCCGTATCTCGTCTTGATATCGCCAGCCGCAAGGATGGTTGTGGCGTCAACTGGAGATCCGCCACCTCCTCCGGACGACGCGCCGACGACCAGAACGCCGTCCAATGCGAAAACCTGCACGCCGTTGGATTTTGTCAGCCGGAGCTTGATCGAGCCATCCGCAAGGAATATCTGCGGCAGGCGGCCGTAGGCGTCACATATGATCGGATAGGATAGCGGCAGCGTTAAGCCACTGTCCTGATAGGCTGTTTGCGGCGTGCTGGTCGTTCCGGCCTGGATCGTGTATAGTTTCCCCCCGACCAGTGGCGTGCCGTCGCTGTCAAGCATTTGCGCAAGACTGAAGCCTGGAATCGTGCCAGCCATTTAGGTGCCTCGAATGATGTATTTGGCGCAGATCGCCGCGGTTGCTGCCGTTACTTGGGCGGCTATCACTTACGAATGGACGCCTAACCCGTATGTGGTTGGCGTGATTGCGTTCTTTGCGGCGCTTCTGGTCACCGCTATCATTATGGAAATCAAGCTATTGCCCGCGCGCTTCGCGAGGTTGCACGGCCGCATTTTCGGCCTGAAGGATGAGCCTGGAGACGAGGTATTGAGCTTCCCGCCCCCCCTTCGGCATCCCCGCAATTCGCTTCAGGACGGGCGCGGACTTCGGGTCGGTAAAGATCCGGGCTAGTTCATCAAGGTTGCGGCCGAGCTTCCACTGCGACCATTTATCGTTGACGACTGACCACCACTTGCCGGGGCTCAGGCCTGTCTTCACAGCCTCGCCCGCCAATCCGCTGCCGGACATCGCCTTGAGTTCCTGCGCGTTAAAGGCTGTCAGCGACCCCTTGGCCTGTCGTGTCCCAGTTGCCTCGGCCGCCTCGAGGAAATTATCAACCCCCTGCCAGAGTTGCTTGCCGTTGGGCAGCGCCTCAACAGCGGCCTGAAGATTGGCGCGCTGCTGAACATTTCCGACTAGCTTGTTGGCAAACTTCGCTGCACCGAACTGGTTAGGACCGCCCTGCAAGTTCTTGGTGGCCTCGTTGAACACGCTTTCCATATGCGCCCGGACGAGCTGCGTTGCGGCTCCGGGGTTCTTCGCTGCCAGCCGCGATACCGCATCATGAATTTCATTGTGACTGTTCGGCAATGGGCTGGTCGGGAACAGCGCGTCAATTGCCTTCTGTGTCGTGATATCCTTCTTTGCCAACCGACCGAGCGGGCCTTGCAGGAGCGGCTCAAGATACTGTTGGCGGGCCTGCTGCTGGATCCCCAGCGCAACCGCATACTCCGGGGACTTCAGTTCGGCGATCTGCTTGATGGCCTCGGCGGCCTTACCATGCACCGCGGCAACCTGCTGGTTGGCTCCCTGGTTGAACTTGGAAGACGCGTTCTTGCCCTGCTGATCGAAGTATTTCTTAACCTCGTTCAGGAAGCCTACCGAGTTGTCAGGCAGGTGCGAAACATAGGAATTAAGCTGCGGGCTCTTGCGGACGGCATCCCTCGCCTCAGTCCAACCAGGGATGGATCTTACATGGGTCATCTCGGCCGGGGTCAAAAGTACGCCTTCCGCGGCCTGATAGTACGGCTCGGCAGCGGTATTGATTGCCTTGCGGACATCCCCGACGCTTTCATTGGCGGCATCGCGAACTTGCGGGCCGGTCTGCGAAGGCGTTCGCGTTCCCGGCGCTACCTGGTCAAACTCGTTCAATGCCGCCTGATCTACCTGCCGTGGGCGCTCGGCGTAAAACTCCTGCATCCGGGTGCGCGATGCCGGCGCGCTCTCCAGAATGCGCTGGGTATCGGAGAGAACCGGCCTTCCTGAAACCTGGCTGAGCGCCTCCGGCCATGTCAGATCGATGCCCTTGGCCTTTGCCGTCACCATCAGCGATCGGGCGTCGTCAACCGTTGCCTGCGTGACGCCTTCCGGCAACTGGCTCCTGAGGGCCTGCGTGGTGCTCCCAGGACGCGATACCATCGCCCCGCCGAGGCCCGCCGCTAATCCGGCGCCAGCTCGCGCATAGGGCTCCAGTGCTGTTCCTTGCGTCGCCTGACCGGCAGCCTCGGAAGCTGCCCCAGGGATGACCGCTTGCATTCCGATCTTCCGAAGGATGCCGCCGGGCCCCAAAAGAGCCGCCGGGCCAAACTGCCCCATGGTTCGGGCATAGTGCCCCGCCGGGGTCTGCGACTCATAAAACTTGCCTGTCACGTCCTCTACGTTCTTCGTCAGGCTGGCGCTGCTGGGAATATTCTCCAGAAAATTTGTAATCCGCTCCTCTCTTGGAGGGGGGCGGTATCGCTCAATACCGAGCTGGTCATGAACAAAATCAGTCGCCTTACCCAGTCCTTTTGCACCAAGTTCCGTGATATCGCCGACAAATCCACCGAGCCCAAGCAGGCCCTCGCCAGCGCCAACGCCGACAGACTTTGCAACGTCCTTCCCGACTGCGGCGTAATCCGTCTTTTTCTCAGGGAATGCTGACCAGTCGTCCGAAGACTTCGCGGACGGCGCCTCAGGGAATTCCCCCCAAGCATCCCCTGATGGCGCCGAACGCTGCAGCGGCCCCAGGTTTGGTCCGGTATAGGGCTCGGCCATTACGGAACAACCCGCGTTTTGCCGTTGCTATCCTGGAACGTATCGCCCTTCTTGAGCCTGCCTTCGGCAATGGCAGTATGAACATCGGCCGGACTGGAGAAGGTTGATGGCGCTTGGCCTCCTTTTGGTCGCTGATACTGTCCTGGAGCTTCGACGCCGTAAACATCGGCATATGGCTTTAATGCCTCGTTGGATTTGATGATTTTGCCGGCCGTGGCGTTGTGGGTGTCGATCTTTGACCGCGCCGCCCTTTCACCGATCTCAAGGATTTTTCGGATGGAAGTTTCATCCAAGCTGATATTGCCGCCCGCCATCCTCTCGGCGAAGGCCCGATCAGCGTTCGAGATGCTCGTGCCGGCGCCGAGGCCCTTGACGAGGGACAATACACGAGAGCCAATTGCCGCGCTGAACGCCTCGGTGTTGGAGATTTTGTCCGCGTTCGGAACACCGATTAATTCTGCGGCCTTGGCGACCTTGAGACGGATTTCAGAGGCGCTGCCAGAGAATATTCCGCCGGGCGCGTCCAGTTGCTCGCGCGCTCGATGAATTGCTTGGATTTCGTCGCGCGCAGCCGTCGCCCCCTTTTGCGACTCGTCCAGCTTTGGAAGAACACTGTCTTTCAAAACCGTCAACTGGGCTTTGTTCTCGTCAGGCCGGTTCTGATAATCGGTCAATGACTGGCCAGACGCAGCGGCGTTCTTCTGATCCGGCGTTAGCTCCTGGTTCTTCAGATATGCCTCAAGCCGGACCTTCGCCGCCGCGGCAATCTGCTTGTCTTGGCTGGCCGAGAGCAACGTCAGCCGCTTGAGTATCGGATCATTCTGCGCAGCAACCACGTTCGGAGGGGGCTGGAAGTTCTGCGGAGCAGCTTGGGGAGCTTGTGGCTGTGCCATAACCGGCGGGGCGCCTGCCTGAGGAGCTTGGCCCGGTTCTGGCTGCACTTGCCCGAGGTTCATCCGCTTGTATTGTGCGATAGCCGGGGCAAGCACGTTCCGCACCTGAGGATCTTGCAGATTTAGCGGGGCAGTCGGATCAACGCCCAACTGACGCGCGATCGATTCTGAAATCTTCTGCAACTCGGTATTCGGGAACCCCTGCGCCGCGACAACATTCATGATGGTGGGCTGGGGCTGGCCTTGAGACACGGCGGGCTCGGCTTGCCCCGTATCCATCCGCTTCCCAGGGTCAGGCGTGACGGTATTGCGCGAGGTCGAGGGAGGGCCGGCGGTCGGTTGAGCCTGCGGTTGGCTTTGCCCGTCCGCGCCGCGCAGTGCCTCCAGTTCACCAGCTCGGGCTGAGATCCCCGACAGGGCATTCCCCTGCTCCAGCCCGCCCTTCTGGTAAAGCGTGCGCTGCATCGTGGAATAGTCGATCGACCCATCAGGCAGCGTCGGCACGCCGCCCTTGAACGCATCTCTCAGCTCGTTCTTGGCCTTGCGGTCCTGAGAGTCAAAATAGCTCTTGACCGGATCGCCGAACGTCGAGAAGTCGTAACGGGTATTCCCCGCTACGCCAGAGATGATGCTGTCGATGTCAGCCATCAGAACGCCCCGAACAAGCTGGCCCCGACATTCACGGCCTTGCCGATGCCATCCCACATATTTTTGGAGATGTTGTATTCGTTCATCGTCGCCGCGGCGTTGGAAGCGCCCTGCCCGGTATAGTTGGCATTCGCCGCGTTACCCTGGCCCTGGTAGGACTGGTTGAGCGCGCCGCCCTGCCCGGTGGCCACTCCGGCGGCACCACTCACCGCGCCCGCCTCACCGCCGAGATAGGGCTGCAGGCCGGAAAGATAGCTGCCATACGCCTTCGTCGCCTGATCGGTCGCATATTTCATTGTATCAGCATCAGCGTTGCCGCTGTTGAGATTGCCGGCAGCCGCGTGCGTGCGCTGCAGGGCTTGCAGGCCCTCACCCAAGCCAACGCCATAGACGCCGTATTGACCGGAGTTCTTGAACGCTTCGGTGCCGCGTTGAAGCCCGGCAACCCCGTTAGCCCCACTGGCGTCGCCATAGGCGTTCGAACCCGAACCGTACTTTGCGATCAGGGGCTGATAGTAGCCTTGTGCGGTAGCCGCGCCCGTATTGATGGCGTCTCGACCCTGACCATAGTTCGAGGCCAAGGCGTCATAGCCCTGCTGAAGACCAGCGTTGCGCTGTTGTGCGGCTTGCTCGGCCTTGTCGTTCGAGAAGATGTCAAATAAACCGATGGCAGCCTCCTATTAATTCGCGTGCTTATACGACAGCAACTAGCGCCGTAACGGCTCGACCGCTGGCGAGCCCTGCAGCGCGCGCCCGAATAAAAAGCGCCGGCTGGCTGCCAGAAACAGACGCAATAACGTTTGCACCTAACGTGACATTCTGGACGATGAAGAAGTTCACTCCATCCAGAGACGCTTCAAGATATACATTCGCCGACCCACTCGGAATTGTAGCGATGTACTGCATGGAGTAGACGTTCTTTGGAGAATTGAACGCAAGAACATCGCCATCCGTGTCAGAAGTAACAGCGTTCAAAGACACCAGAACCTGAGCCATAAAACAGTCCTTTCGTTAATTCGCTCCAGCAACCCACGTCCCGCTGCCGGAATTCCAGATCAAAACCTGCCCGTTGGCTGGCGCGACAACAGGCTGAAGCGTGAATTTCCCAGTAACCGAGCTGTAAGCCAAGATTTGCCCATTGACCGGGGCGTCCCTCGCGAAGGCCGGCAAATTCAATGACGACACATAGGCGAAGTACTCATACCAAGTTTGAGTCATCTGCCCTGTGTTCGGGTCAACGACAGGAACATCAAGACCTGGAAGCGGTTTCATTTCGGATCAGCCCTCAGCAGTGTTGTACTTTGCGATCCGCCCAGAAACGCGATCTTCACATTCGCAGACGCCTTCAGGCGCCAGCGGCGGCCCTGCACGCCGGTCATTCCGGTTCTTAGAACCGTGACCTCCGTGGGCGTCGCCTGCCGGCCAAGCTTTCGGGTGATCTCATTGCCCCACGTCACGCCGAGATCCTGCGTCCATGTAATCCCGACTTCAGGATCGGTATCGGTCGGGTCCGAGCCCTGAGCATTACCGATGCCGGTCACAAAATCGAAATCCGCTCTGGGCACTTTCGTTCGTTTCGGGAAGCCCTGAACTGGCCCGCTCTCGATATGGAATACCAAGGGAGATCCGTATTCGTCATAGGCTGTGTCACTGACGTAGAGCAGGCGCCCAAGCGCCGCGTCGCCAACGATCCACTTCCCAAACGCGCGAACCGCGGCGACCGCGCGCCATGTGTCCACAAGGTAGCTCTTGCGCTCGTTCCACTTCTTTGAGCCAAGATCGAACTCCCAGCACCATGCCGGGCACTTGAGAACCCACTTCGGATGCCCTTGCGCGATGTAGACGAAGGCTTCCAGTGTCGATTTGGTCGTTACCGAGGCAATCAGCCGGTCGAGATCCGGAGGAGAAATCTTCAGCGGGTTCGGCGTACCATTGGCCTGCACTACCGAGTTGTCATCCGCCACCCAGATCAGGGACGACCCAAACCCGTCTTCATGCCCGGCGATCGCATAAGGGCTCAGCAAACCCCTCTGGAGCACGTAGGAGCGCGTAAACGGGAACCCTGTCGGATTGGCCGTGTTGGCGTAGACCTCACCGAAGGCCGGCCCCAGCGCGTAATACTGGCCGTTGAACGGCAGTCCTCGCGTCAGACCTCCCGGCTTGGATTGGGCCTTCGTCTTGTCCAGCGTGTTGATTGTGACATCGTTCAAACCAGATGCCTGCAGCGTTCCGTCGCCTGACGTGAAGATGAAATAGCCATCCATAAACCCGACGCTGTTCGGAGCACCAACGTCGGTATCCGCAAAGCTGGACACGGCTGCGGTAGTGACCGTAAAGGCCCCGGTTCCAGGCGCCACGCATACCACGTCAGGCGTGGTCTTGTTGTTGCGCGCCCAGAAGACCTTTTCGGTTCCGGTCAATGCCCCGGTTAGTAGTGTTTCAACGGCCGCGGAATCGAAGCGCGAGACCTTGCCGGACCACGCCGCGTAGAGCGTGTTATCAACGAGCAGCGCCCCACGGAACCCGGTCTGCCCTGATGTGCCGAACAACGCGAGCCCCGGACATTTACGCCAGACGACGGGCGGCGGTGCGGTTTTCTTGTCGGACTCGATGACCTTGCCCAGGGGCTCAGCATAACAGTTGATAAGCCTGCCGGCGCTCTCCTGTGGTGTTGCCCCCGGTGAAGATGATAGGGGGAATGGGATGCGCGCCACTAGCGATTCCCCTCGTCAAACACGACGCGACCACTCGGCGCGGCAAGCTGAGTATCGTTTATCCATTGGGGAGCGTTCGGAGTTGCGTACTTGCTCTCGTTTGAGAACGACTGATGGTAAGGCGTTTTCCAGTTGTCCGAATAATGCATCTGTCCATCATTAGCGTTCATTCCTGACATGGCCTTTGGGTTCTGTTGTTGCAGCCCCTGCCAATAGCCGCGCATATCATAGTCCTGCCCCGGAGCATTCGGGTTGAATGGTACCTGTTTGTCCTGCAGCCACTGACGGAACTGAAACTCATCCATCTGCGGCAATTGCGTGTCGTAATTAACTCTCCCAGGATGAGACGCATACTGCTGGTTGCTTGCAAATACCTGCTGAGGATTCATCAGGCTCTGAAAGCTAAAGTCAGCCACTAGAAGTATTCCACTTCCTGCGGCCCGTATCCCGGCGTCGGACGCGCAAGAACACGAACCCGGTTGCGCCAGCGCTGGGCTTTTGCATCATCGGACTTTCCGCCAAACTCGTCGGCGGCCGCGTTAGCAACCAGCATGCAAAACGGGATGAACAGTTCCTCATTCAGCGCGTTTACGTCGCTGATGTAGGTCGTCCCGTCCACGTTGATCTCAGCGGCCTCGCTGTCGATATAGCCGTCAATCGCCTCCGCATCTTCAGCGGACGGATCTTGGCCGATATCGCCGCCCGTCAGGATGGCAAGCGCCTTGAACTGGATTTCAGTTCTGGTCTTCGACATGATCCACCTTCGGCGGACGGCCGGGAACGCCGGTAACCTCGAAGAACTGATTGCGCTGGGCTCTCCGGATGATGTCCCTGTCGGCGACCTCGACGGCCTGCCCCTTGGGGAATTTCATATCAAAGCACTTCGTAAACGACGGGCCCGGATTGTCGCCGTCATCCTCACCGATCCACGTAACCTTCGCCATTATGCTGCTTCCTCTTCCCTGATTTCGGCGTCCGCCAGGCAGACGTCATGACATACGCTTCCAGTGTAGTGTCGCACCCTGATATCCGGATCGACCCAGCACTGACCTCCAACTGAGATGAATTTTCTGCAGAAATTATAGTCCTCGCCTTCGTCGGTCACCTGACCGTCGATGGTAATCATGTCGAGCCAGAACCAGTCCCGAACCTGCGCCCCCTCGGTCGTATAAGGCCGCGTGACAGGCTTGAGCCGATCGATCACCGTTGAGCGGATAGCCATAAATCCAGTAGCAACGGCATCCACCTTCCAAATCCTGCCGGCCTGGGTCCGCATTCCCGTAATATTCCCCTGAGGAAACTTCGCAATCGCCGCCGGCTGTTCGTCCCAGCGGTGGTGCCGCTTGGCGGGCGCTGCGGCCACGATATCAACGTCATGCTTGAACAGCTTGAAGAAGTCCGCTGCGTTGAACCCAATATCGTCGTCGATACAGACGATCCAGTCGCACTGGTCGGCCATGGCTTGGGCGATAAGACGGTTGCGCACCCGCGGAAGGATGGCGGTTCCCGCAGCAATATAGGTTTTCAGTTCATGGCCGAGCTGCGCTGCCATTCGATCAACAGCTATCACCGACAGCATGTAATCGTAATGAACCTGCTCGTTATAGCAGGGCGTGCACAATCCTATCCGCATCAGACGGCCGCTATCACAGCGATCTTGAGCCCCGGCGAAACGCCGATGTATAGAATCTCGTTCGCGGCCTGGTCGATCATGGCCGTGGTGGCGGTTGGGTTGCCATTGACCGAATAGCAAAAAGCCACATCGGCCTTCATGCCGATGTATGACGTTGAAGCGCCGAAGGCGTTCGACTGCACCGATGAGGACGTAAACGTGACGGTCTGGTTGACGACCGCGCCGCCCTCTTGGGCCATTTGCCCAATGCCCCCAACGTTGGGGAGGCTCGAATATTCTCGAATCTTGAGCGTTGACATGGTGCCCTCTCAAAAGAAGAGGCGGGGGCCGAAACCCCCGCCATGGTGATCAGGCAACCGGCAGATATTCGACGACGACGATACCGGCGCCGGCCGTAGGCGCCGCCCCGGTCGAAACCGAGGTGGCAACAACGGAGGTATCGGCGGTCGGTGTGACGGTAGCAGCAGTTGCCAGCGCCGTGCCGCCAGTGATGACGCCGATCGTTCCGAGAGCAATGCCAGTGCCAAAGCTGGCATCGGACGCGACGGTTCCGATCTTGAGCGTATTGGTCGATCCAGCGTTGAACGCCGTCGTCACCACCACGTAACTGCGGAGAACGACGCAACCGGCCGGGATAGTCCCGACTACCTTGGTCCCGGTGTAGCCGAGCGCAAAGGTAATCGGGGCCCGGAGGTAGTTGATAGTCTGGTCACCGCTATTGCGGGCCGGATAAACAGGAGTGGGCATGTGAATAATTCCTTTCTATGATCAGGAGTCGGCCGCGGCGGCGAAGAAGCCAGTGGCAATGCCCCATTCCTTGAGCAGGCCGGTCTTGGTTTTCTTGAACATCTTGCCGACGCCGTAGGCCGTCTCGATGCCGACACCCTGGTTGAACTGGTAGTCGGTGTTGTCGAGCTGGGTTGGTTTCGCCATCTGGCCGTAGGCCATGACGACCGCCGACTGACCGCACAGCCAGACCGGGCGAACTTCCGTGGTGCCCGAGGCGCCGGCCGTCGCGTAGAAGGTCGGGGCGCGGGTATCGATCTCGGGAATCTCGCGATGGATCACACCATCGTCGAGCAGGTCGCCGTCCTGGAAGATCGGGTTCTTGGAGACGCCGTTGCCTTCACGCGGACGTGCATCCTTGTTGATGGTTTCCAAATCAATCTTCAGATCGCGGAACGTGCGCGAGCCATGGAACGCGACGTAGTATTCCCGGCCGTCCGTCACCTTGAACGGGCGGATTTTCGGATCAGCGAGCTTGGCCCGGCGCTTGAGCAGCCGCATCGCGGCGCGGTTGCACTTGTCGTCCGTGGTGTCGAGGTTGGCAGTCGCGGTGGCAAAGGTCGCCGAGTAGTTCGAGACCAGCTTCCCGAACAGCACGCGATCGACGTTATCCACCACCCAGGTATTGCGCTGGGCTGCCGTGGCGTCATCGAACAGGATGCCGTTGACGCGTTGTCCAGCTGCCGAGTTCAGACCGGCGGGCGCCGATTCCGTCTGGATGGCGTAGAGCGCGTCGATGATCTCGTCTCGGGTCAGCTCCTTGAGCCAGTCCGACAGAAGGGGCCGGGCCACATCGAAGATCGCCGAGGAGTCCTTCTGCTTTTCGGCCTTGTTGGTCTTGACCGCGTTACGAGCCCAGTCGATCCAGGCGCGCATGCCGTAGTTGTCGACATCCTCCTCGTTACCGGCAAGGGCGCCGGAGCCGATCGCGGTAGCCTTGAGCCGGGCGACCAACGGGATATTCATCTGCTCGCCGCCGGAAGTCAGCTCCATGCGCTTGCGGATGATAGAGGTGATGGATTCGCCCATATAGGGGGCGAACAGGTTTTCGCGAACCCACTCACGGTTCACGCCTTTCGTG